GCTCGGGGGCGTCCAGCACGCCTCAAGTGATCCCTCTCAACAGATGGCTCTGCTGATGCGTTGTCGCGCTTAAGGAAATACTTGAGCAAGGCACCATACCCATCTAGCGGACTAAGTGGGATGATCGCACTTTCATAACAGGCTCTGACGAGACTGCGCTGAAGGTGCGGGCACTCTTTGTCTGACTGTACAAATAAGTCAGCAAAGGAATGCCGTCCTAGGGCGGGAGATAGCTGGCCAACACGTGGAAAAGGAATCACCTTAACCATGTAGTCGTCCAGCCAAGACGCTGTTACCCAGTTACCAGCGAAATACATCTGGTTTCTGAGTGACGTTGTCGAGACAATCTCTCGCGCATCCTGCCGTTGTGTTGGGAATCCTTCCCGTACTCTGACTATTGACACGTCAGACCCGGCATAGTATTCCTTTCCGCAAGACTCTCTGAACCTCCCGGTCCAGAAAGACTTGCTACCATTTACTCGAAAACCGAAATCTTCGAGTGCGGTAACAACGGTGTGCACTGATTCCACGGGGACAATGATATCGTCTCCGTAGACTCGCACCCGCTCCCTCAGACCTAACAACTCTGAGGGAGTAACCGGGTGGCCGAGCTCTTTGCTAATGCCGACTAGAACGGTGATGAAGAACACCATCGCCTCAATCGGAAAACAAAGAGCTGAACCCATAGACGCGAACTTGGATAGACGCATAACGCCATATCCAGGCACGTCTGCCCGTCGGGATCTCGTAGCATCCAGACCTGCACCGAAGTGCGGGAAGGAGTCTGCGAGAACCTTGACGAGCTGATTGGAAACCCTATCGGACGCTTCACTCAGATCGAGTGTCGCAAGACTCCCGTCAAGGGAGCCCCTCTGGGCCATAAGTTGATTAGACTTCTGGTCAGAGAAACCGATAAAGCTCTTGATAACCGGATGGTTCTCAATTGCTGACACGAGCACCTCCATAATCCCCTGCTGCACATATTGCATGCAGGTAGGTTCTATGGCGATGATTCGTGGGGTCTTCAACGTCTTAGGCACTGTAACAACCCTGACGGGTCGTTCAGCGTCGGGTTCAAGGAAACGTACCTCAAGCGGGTCAACAACCTCAGGGTTGACTTGACCCCAGTTCGAACACAAGAATTCCCCATAGGGAAACAAGTGCTCGAGCCGCGAGGTCCACTCCTGCTGATTGTATTTCTGGTTAGCAACCAGACTATCAGCTGTGGACCCTGGCCCATGCCTCGGGATGATCCGGCCATGGTAGATCTCGCGATCTACCTTAGCCATCACATCGCCAAGGTGAGTAACGGCCAAGGTGTGGAATAGCGACAAGTCGCTACCCCTCATCTTGAAATCGTTGCTCCGTACGTCCCTTTCACACTCGACGAACTTATCGATTGCTGCGGCCACCCTTGCATCGCTGCAAGGGAGGTTAAGTTTACCGAACATCAAGCAAGCTTGACGAACGGCAAAAATTGCATCAATCGACGGGTCGTCGAGCAGCACCCCGGACATTGAATCGAACACAAGCTCGGTGAAACCCCGAAATAGCTTGGGGAGACACCCATGCTTCCCTCCTGCGAAGGATGGGAAGGATGATGAGAGCACCGCTCCTTGGTCAAGACATCTCTCGAAGTCTTTTCCAAATTGCGGAAGGGTTATCGTGAGAAACGATAACCCCTCATGTTCGACACGTGCCGTGATCGTGTTAAAATCACGGCTGGTGCTAGTGCAACATCTGGTCCCCAGATCATCGAGGACCACCTGCAGTAGTAGCATGTGGCTTTTCATCTTTCCTCACATAGGTAAGGTAAAGAGTCCATTCCCGCATGCCAGACTTGCAGTCCAGGTCATCTCCTCTCGGATTTGACCTCGTCACTAGAAAACTCGACGAAGACCTAACTCTAGCGAGTTAGATCTCACCGCCGAGGATCTTGGTGACGGCAGCTCCAGAACCAGTTGTGACGAAGAGCGTGAGCCCATCGACCACCTGCTTCTGCTCCGCGACCGTATA